GCTTGATCCTGTACTCAAAACTGTCGAGCTTTCGACTGGCGACATCGTGGAGATGTACGTCAAGCCTCTGACTGCCGCTGAGCGCGACCGGGCCAAAAAGGACGCCCGCTCCGAGGATCCCACCGCCTTTGCCCTCCAACTGCTGGTGCGTAAGGCATTGGACGAGAACGGCACGCCTCTGTTCAGCGCCGGCGACATCCCGACTTTGAAAAACGAGATTCGTGACGCCGACTTGCAGGCCCTGATGCTTGCGGTAATCGGTGTTGACGAGGAAGAGCCCCTCGACATGAAAAGAGGCAGCTAGGGAGCTAGCCAAAGACAACTGGCTTTTGCTTTGCCTCGGCGTCGCTAAGGAGCTTGGCTACACGCTCCACCGCCTGCTCAACGAGGTGACCGAAGACGAGATCGTTCTGTGGTCTCTGTACTTCGGCTACCTCAACAGCGAGCAAGACAAGGCAATGAAGAAAGCCCAACGCCGCCGCTAAGGCGGCTTTTTCATGCCACCTAGACTGGCTGGAACGGTAGTAGCGCAGGACCTTGGCCGAGTTTCCCGCCGTTATTGGGCTGAAAGTCGAATCGTCTCAGGTCGAGCGAGCCATCGGTCGAGTAGAGCAGCGCCTCGACAGGCTTCGTAAACTAGCCGAAGAGGTACGAGTAGGCGGCGGCTCCGCAGGGGGTTCCCAAAAACTTCTGCCCCCCGCCACGGAAACCGCGTTTCAACGCCTAAACAAGAACACAAAGGATCTACAGAAGCGCCTTGAGAAATTAGGATCAGTCGGCGCGTTCGCGGGTTTTACGGCACTTGGCGAAGCCGTAAACGTGCTGGGCCGAAACCTTGAAGGCGCAACAATACAAATCCAGCGCTTTGGACAAACCTTTGAGTTTGCCAACGCACCAGCGCAGCAGCTAGGCGCAGCTCTTCATCAGCTGACTGCTCCGCTGGACGGGATCGTCAATTTGATGCAGTCTCTGACTCCTGCTACGCAAGCGGGTGCCGTAGCCGTCGGAGCGCTTAGTGCTGCTTACCTGGCCTTTAAGCCGCAAATCGACGGCGTAGTCGAAAACATAAAAGGATTTACAAAAGATTTAGCTGATCAAGTTCTCGGTACTGAGCAAGCTGTAAGAACAACTAGGGAGTATAGGGCTGCTCTATATCCAGTAACGGACACATTAAAGAATTTAGCTAACCGTGAGCGTGCTGCACAAAAGGCTCTTAACGCCACTAATAGCACCAGTGAAGCTGCAGCGCAGATTAGAACAACGCTTGTAAGCATTACCAAGCGACTCAACGACGAGCAAGAACGTCAGAACGTGCTGCTGGCGCAGGCAACTCGTGAGCAGCGTGCGTTTAACGACCAGGCAAGGGTCACAACAAACCTAGCCCGCAGCGCCGCCAGCCGGGCTGGGACGGGCTTTACAGCGTTCAGCCAGCGTGCCGACGAGATTATTCCTGGTCTCGACCAGACCGCAATCGACAAATCAATTCGGCGTCAGCGCGAGAAGATAGCCAAGGCGTTCCGTGACATGCCTGCTATGCAGGCACCGCTAATGCTGCCCAGCAGCGAGATGCTTAACGCCTCAGGTCGCGGCATCAAACAGCTGAGTTCGTACTACGGCGATCTAAGCACCAAGATAGATGAAGGTGTTCAGAAGGGACGGGCGTTTACAGATCAATTAAATGCGCAGGCCGCCAAGGCCCAGACGCTTCCTCCAATCTTTACTCAGTTTGAAACCGCAATAAAAAATACGGCTGCAGCGATTAAGCCGGCGGAACAAATCCAACAATCGTGGGCCCAAGCGCTCCAGCAGGGGGCAATGTGGAGCAAGCAAAACGTCGCACTGGACAAGGAAGCACTTGCTCTTGCAGACAAAGAGGTTCTTGCCGAGCGTGAAATTACATTCGAAAAACGTCTTCAAGCAAGGCTTGATAAGAACGCACTTGAGGCTACGAAGAAGCGCGCTGCCCTTAGAAAGTCCATCGGCGGGCGCGTCAGTAGTGCAGCGATTGGCGGTGCCTTCCCTCTGCTATTCGGCCAAAGCGGCCTTGCTGCCGCAGGTGGTGCGATTGGCGGTTTACTCGGCGGAGCAGGCGGGGGCTTCGCTGGTTCGTTGGTTGGCACGCTTATCGGTGACCTAATCAATACCCGCCAGCAGATTGAAGAGCTCGGCAAGGAAATGGGTCTTGGCGCAGATGGTGCCAAGTTGCTCGGGGAGGCTTTCCGTCAGGCTGGAGCGGATGCAGATAAGTTCCAAGCATCAGTACAAAACATCCGTGGTGTTGGCTTTGCCAGCGAAGATGAACTAAACGTTATACGGCTTGCGTCAAAACTTACAGAAGACTACGGAGGCAAGATAGACAAAGTATCTCAGGCTTACGCAAAGATTGCTACTACTGGTAAAGCAGGGCTCTCTGATGTCAACAGTTTCGCAGCTCAAGGCATCCCTGTTCTTCAGCAGCTTGAAAAGAACCTCGGACTCAACCGTAGTCAGCTCCTCAAGTTCATTAAGGACGGGAAGCTAACAGCTCAGGAGCTTTCTAATGCGCTTGTTCAAATTGCTAACAAGAGCCGCGAAGAAGCTGCAAAAACATACACTCCTTGGGATAAAGCGTGGAAAGACATCGGCGCTACGACCAGTCGAGTACTGAAGTTTATTAAGACTCTACTTAAGCCTCTTGTTGATGATGTGGCGCGTGTCGCAACGCGAATTGCTGAAATTTTTGCCGAGCTTTACAAGTATTTAGTCGATGCAGCGATCAAGGCTGCTCAGGGTATTGCTAACGCTCTTGCAGGGATAGCAGACGACTTTGCTGGCGTCCTTAGGGGCATCGGCAGTAGCCCCATCACTGGAATACTTCTAGGAGGGGATGCAGGGGAAGGTTTCCTTCAAGATGCTAAGCGTGCGACCGCGATTGCTCAAAAGTTACGCAAAGGCGCAAATGACCTTCAATCAGCTTTAGAGCCTGCTGCTCCACCAAAGATCGGGGGAATTACTCTGCCTGGTCTTCAAGACACCGAAAAAGGCGGCGGCGGCGGTAAAGGTCGGGAGTCGCGCATCCTACAACTCCAAGAAGAGCTTCGCCTCGCTCAACAGCTTGCAGGCATCAGAGACAAGATCCGTGCTGCTGAATTTGATGAAGACAGAGCTACCCAGATCAGACTTCAGGGCGAAGCCCGCCGCGCCGAGATTGCATCTGAAATTAATCAGGTAAAGCTTAGCGACGTTCCAGTAGCCGAAAAAGTACTTCAAATTTCTAAGCTTGAATTACAAGCCCGAGAAAGTCAAAAAGACACAACACAGGAACTCGCACAGCTGGAACGTGACAGGCAACGCAATTTCCAAAACACTATTGATGCATTAAACCTTGAGCTGGCTTCTGCTAACGCCATTACTCGCGCCGAGCGTGACCGGCTCGAAATCGAAAAAGAGCGTCTTGCTTTGCGCGACAACAAGGATTTGACGCAGGACCAAAAAGACCAAATTATTGCGGCTAAAAAGGCACTTCTTGACGCGCAAGCCCCGCTAAAGGCATATAGAACCGAGCTGGAGCGCAGCTTAACGGACACTGAAGCTCAGATTGTCCGCATGGCGCAGACCATCGAGACTGAACTAGGCAGCGCGATGTCCAGCGCCATCACCGGCGTCATCACTGGAACGCAAACAGTCGAACAGGCCATGGCCTCGATGTTTGAAAACATTGGCAAGGCGTTCATCGACATGGCAACTCAGATGATCGCCAAGGCGCTAATTATGAAAGTGCTGGGCATCTTTACTGGCGGCGGTGGTAGTGGTACAGGCAGCAGTCAAAATTTCCAGCCTTCAAACATTGGCGACAACTACGGCAGCCTGATGGGTTATGCCGATGGTGGTGTTCCTCCTGTAGGCCAACCAAGCATTGTTGGTGAGCGAGGCCCTGAGTTGTTCGTGCCCGGCCAACAGGGTCTGGTTGTACCGAACGACATCTTCGACGCCACGCGCCAGGCCCTAACCAGCAGCGGTGGAACGGACCAAGCCTTCAGCGAAAACAGCGAGGCGTTGGCCGTAGCAAATAGCTACACCCGCGAGCGGATGTTTGAGCGTGAGCGCCAAACCATGTTGACTGGAGCGGGCGGTTCGACCACTGTTCAAACACAGGTGATCAACAGCGTGGAGTACGCGACGATTGACCAAGTACAAGAGGTTGCGAATTTGAGCGCCAAGAAGGCAAGGGCTCAGGTCTTTTCGGACATGCGCAACCGCCCGTCTACTAGGGCTTCCTTGGGGATGGGCTGATGACCGTTGCCATCGGTACATACATCAAGCTGCTCAACCCTAATGGCAGCAGCACGGGCTACCTGTTCCAGAACTTTTTCCAAGGCGAGACCCGCACGTTCAACAGCGAGAACTACGTCTTTGGCGCGTTTGGGTTTAGTGGTGCAACGCTTGACCTGCAGGCGGCGAACATTAGCGCCAACCTCGTTTTCGCCCTGAACGAGCTGGCCCTAACGCTTTTCAATCAGGCGGTGACTGATCGGTGGTTGATTGAGCTGCGGACGGTTTGGCTTGACCCCGATACGTTGACCGAAACCAGCCTCTACAGCGAAGAGACTTACGCGGTCATCGGGTTAGAGCACGACACCCAACGGTTATCAGTACGGCTTGGCAGTCCTTTGGATGCAGTCCGTCAGAATGCTCCTAGGCGATCACTGACGCAAGCGTTGGTCGGATCCCTGCCCACCACTGGCGATATTTCCCTGCAATGACGCTTTCACCAAAGGATTTTGATCGCGTCGTCCTGCTGCCCCAGGACCGGGAGATCATGGCCATCACTGGCCTCAACGAAAGCGAGTATCGGCAATTCGTCCGTGAACTCAAGCGGTACAGCCGCATTGAGCCTGGAACGATCGTCAATATCGTTCTGTCGGGCTTTGAAGTCTTCCTGATCCAGCTGGTTGTTGGAGCCGCTTTAAGTTACGCGGCAACTTTGCTGGTTCCAAGAGCAAGACCGCAGGTCCAGCCAACTTCAAATCAGGTCCAAGGTCAAACCATTGTCAACGGCGCAAGGTTCACGCCTAAAGCTGGGTTTGACTCTGTGCAAAACGTTGTCGAGCTAGGTAGCGTCATCCCTCTGGTTTACGCCAACCGTCAGGTCATTGACGGGGTTAGCTACGGGGGCGTCCGTGTAAACACCAACCTGCTGTGGAGCCAGATCTACAGCGTCGGCGGCGGTCAACTGCTGCGTGGTCTGTTCTTGGTCAGCGAGGGAGCAGTCAGCGGCATTGATCCAACGCAGTTTGCGCTTGGCAACAACCTGATCAACAACTACGACCTCGCCATTACAGACCACGGTCGAATCTCTGTTTATTACAGGGCAGATGGCGGGCGCATTGTCAGCGCCGACCATATCGCTGGTCAGATTGCCGCAAACGACCTAGGCAAC